TGTCGCTATGCACAATGCTTCTTTAAGTGAGGCATAACGGGTCCGTTGCCCCTTGTAGGATTTTCAAATTAAAAACGAATGCTGATGGGGCAATGACGCAAAATCCCTGTTAGCAGTTCGTACCGGGTAATAAAAAAATTAAAATATTCAAAATGATAAAAGAAACAGATTTAAGAATTGGTAATGTTATTTACTATCAATCGTCAGAAGATGGTTTGCTTCCAAATATAGTTGATTGGCAAGACTTGAAATGGTTGTCTGAAAACCCCGACTACTTTAATGAAACATTTAAACCAATCCCTATTAGTTGGATTACGCTTTTAAAACTAGGATGGGAAATAAACCACGATGGCGGTGTTTATCATTTATTGTCTAAAAGTGTAGGGGAATGGGGTTTATTTATAATTACATCTGATGGAACTGGATTACATTATGAACATAGTAATGCAAGTCTTAGCATAGATATAGAATTTTATCACCAATTGGAAAACATATTCTATTTCACTACTGGCAAATATTTGGATAATCAGTTAGAAGAACTAGAAGTGTCAGCACTTGCGGCTGAAATATTATCTGATGGCTCAAATGAAAAAGACTTTCAATTTTAGCATGGCAGGTATGACTGCTAACATAATGTTAATAAGATTGTTAATAACATTTTACATTATGTCTTGAGATTTGTAAAATCTGTTACTATATTTGCAATGTAATCTTTACAAAAAGAAAGAAAAATAATACAAAAGAAAAACAAAGTAAACTAAAAATTATGGCATTGTCAACAACAGCGGTAGCAATTATTAGAGGTAACAAGAATTTAAAAGCTGCCTTGAAAGAAAACAATAACAACATCACGAATCCTACACTTTATTCTTGGCTTCGTGACGAAACGGAAGAAAATCCATTATTGCTTCCAAAAAATGTAGCAATCATAATGGAGCATTCCGCTTTAACGCAAGAGCAGATTGTAGAACCTATAAAAGCAAATGTATAACATGGAACAGTTAGACATCAATTTTACTACTCCGGCACTTATACAAACAACAACAGAGATTCCACGATTTATATCACGTAATAACAGATAATTCTATGAAGACTATACAATCCATCGAACATTTACAAGGCGTTATCCAGGGTGCATATCTTGCCTTGATTGACGAACACATTATTATCGAAGAAGAAAAGAATTTCGGTTATGATGTGTACGAAAACCCGAAAGGCGGCTTTTGTGTAAAGACTGAATTTACAGATTACTACATCGAGCCTATTTTCAAAGGCGACAACATGCAGCCTGCCGATGATCCGGAGCCACACATATCCGAACAAATCTTCTTTTATCATGTAGGTAACAAGGTTTCCAAAGTTGTAAAAGATTTCATTGTAGAATTGGAGCGAATCGCTGATGCAGATGCACCAGATGATACGATTAGCAGGCAAGAATTGAAAGAGAACGCTGTCATATCAGCGCAATAATATAACTCTATTGATTGTCGAGAGACAATGGGTTTTTCATAGTTTTTATGTTTTTTGAAGTAGCGGCGGCGGGGCTTTCATCTTAGGGTTTTAATTTATGTTTCAACCGTCGCCGCTATGTTTTTAACAATGAGAAATGACTAAAGAAAGGAAAATATCAATACGTCAAGAAATATATCAGGTCAACGAAACAATCAAGTCGTGTGGAAATGTCTTGAAAAGATTGCTTACGGAGCTGGACGAAGATACCCCGGCTCCTAAGCAGTCAAAATTAGAAGCAAAGGTTGAGCAGATTCGATTAAGTGGTGGATATAAAAAACGCAAAAAATGAGCATACCTAAAGACATACAATACCTATACGCTGCTACTTCCGCAGACGAAATAATGAGAAAATCTAAGCCTGTACAGGTAAGACTTGCAAACATAGGAAAGAACGAACATTGCAATGTCGCCAGGTATAACCATTGGTGGAATAAAACAGCTTCACTTGTATGCAAAGTGAAATACAAAGGAAAATTTGAATTAATGTTAATCACTTCAAATAATTAAAATGATAGTTGGGAACATAAGTTTTTTCGCAGAAAACAGTAGCAGAATTATTCTAAAAGAAGATGGTTCTACAGAAAGATTGATGAATAAATCTATGAAACTACTTGTGCTCTTATCAAGTAAAATTGGCTCTGTATTCACACGTGAATATATTTTAAAAAGCATTTGGGGTAGTGACGACGATGATGCCTTGTGCTATGGCAGAAGTATGGATGTATTTATTACACACCTAAGAAATGCACTAAAAGAAACTAACGTATCAATCGTCAATGTAAAAGGCGTTGGTTACAAATTACAGATTAACCAAATTAATAATTAGCATGAATAACACGACAGAAAATAATTACAACGACTTGAACAACGATGAATTTGATATTGAATTTAATTTAGACAGTATCAACGATGGTTGCTTGTCAACACCAGTAATATCAGTAATTTTTTTATTTATAATCATACTTGGAATTTTAGTAAAATGAACGACAAAGAACCAATACACTTGATAGATGCACTCACAATAATTGTAATTATTCTGATTTTCATTTTAGTAGTAATAAATATTTTAAGATAAAACATGGCAACAGAATTGGACATAGCATTAATCGAAATTCAACAGGCAAAAAAGATTTTGCAAAATGAGTTACACGCAAATGAAAGAATCATGCGTGCAATTACAGAATCCGAAAGATTGATAAAATTGAAAGATTCACAGATTGCAGAAATGAGAAAATTCTTACAACTATTTGTAGATGCTTGCAACGGTGAAGTTGTATTTATTCCGAATGAAAAATTTGAACAAATAAAACAACTTTTAAAATAACAATTATGGCAAACGGAAAACTATTTACAGGCTCAATTTCAGTAAGCAAATTACTCGAAGAAGCAAAGAACCCTCACTCCGCATTTTATACGGGAAATGATGGCAAGAAATACTGTAACGTAAAAATCTGGGTAAACGAAGAACCGGACCAATACGGCAACCATGTATCGCTCCAGCTAAACGGTAAAAAAGATTCTGAAAATTACAAAGTGTACCTCGGCAATATGAAAGCCTTTGAGCAGAAAGGTCAGGAATCGTTTTCAAAGAATAATACAAAAGATATTCCGGTTGATGATGATCTGCCGTTCTAAATGAAAAAAGCCAAGCGGTGCGAACGTTTGGCTTTGATGAATAAAAATATTACTCACTTATAATAAGACAAAGATATGTCAAACGATGCAAAAGAACAAGGAAAAAATAAACTACCCACTCTACAAGAGCTACATCATGACGAATTAACAGCATTCAAGAATGACCAGTTTAATTTGCTATTAAACCAACCGGTTCCTGAAGCATGGGTAAAAGACCACCTATTCGCAAAAGGCGTAAAATACCTCCCCATTGATAAGGTTGAATTTCTACTTACACGAATTTTCCAGCAATGGAAAGTAGAGGTTATTAATTACGCAGCACTCTTTAATAGTGTTTCCGTTCATGTACGCTTACATCTTCTACATCCATTAACCGGCGAATGGTTCTATCACGATGGACTTGGTGCAGTTGGTGTTCAAACGGACAAAGGAGCATCTGCCAGTGATATATCAGCCATCAAACAAGATGCTATAATGAAAGCATTGCCAGCCGCTGAGAGCTATGCCATAAAAGATGCTGCCGAAAAACTCGGAATCTTCTTTGGTAAAAACCTTAACCGCAAAGATACAGTTGGATTTTCTGGTGCATACTCAAAAGAAGACCCTACACCTACAGAGGACCAATGGACTGAATTGCAAGAAATATATAATGCGATAGAAGAAAATCTGACAGAAGATGAAAAGATAAATGCTGAACGAATTATAAAGAATAAAGAAATCAATTCATATAACAAATTACTAAAAATATTAAAATCTAAATAACATGGATAAAATTAGAAATGGACGATTTACGTCTTCAGGAATTAGCTCATTAATGTCTAATGGAAAAGCAAAAGGCACTTTCGGTAAACCGTACTTTACTTATATAGAGGAAAAATACTTTGAAACGAAATTGAAACGCAGACTGGATAATGAATCCAACGCAAGACCTACATCGTGGGGCAAGCTGGTAGAACGCCATGCTTTTGACCAATTAGGAACTGAATATAATCTTGTAAGCCAAGATACTATTGTACATCAAACCATAGAGCTATGGGCTGGTTCGCCTGACTTAGAAAAATACGATGAAGGGAAAACAGTTTGTGATATCAAGTGCCCAATGACACTAAAATCGTTCTGTACATTCTATGAATGCGAAACGATTGAAGAAGTACGCGACAAGCATAAAGACGGCGAAGATTATTACTGGCAGTTGGTGAGTAACTCTATTTTGCTGAATACCAAGTACGCAGAATTAATCATCTATGTACCGTATTACTACGAATTGGTACAGATAAGAGAATTGGCAAACAATTATGATGGTGACCAAAATAAAGTAGCCTGGATTAACTGGGCGGGCGATGATGATCTGCCGTACATACCTGAAGAAAGTGAATATAAAAACTTAAAAGTCATTCGTTTTGAAGTTCCTGAATCCGATAAAAAGGCATTGACAGAACGTGTAAACGCTGCAATTAGCGAAATACAGAAGATGCTATTGCCTAAAGCATCGAACACAATCAAGACGACAGAAACAGTAGAAACTCCAAAAGGCGACAACGATTTAAAAATTTAAAAAATACAACCATGAAAGTAAACCCGATAACTATAAATTAATACCATGCGAGAAAGTTTTATTTTTTACAAGAGTTTTTTAGACAAATATTTTTTAGCTGGAAATCAATCGCATCAAAAAAAATTCATTGGTAATTCAGTTCCACCACCAATGGTAAAGGCATTAATTGAAGCGAGTTACATAGGATTAAACAAATTAGAAAACGCAAAAGTAGCATAACAATGGCACTAAATAATCAACCTTACCTACCATTATATGTAGATGATTGGATGAATAATAATAAACTAAAATTATCATCACCAGCTGCACACGGATTAATGATTTCCATAATGTGCATTATGCACAAAGAAGATACTTATGGTAAAATTTTGCTAAAGCAAAAATTCAAGCAAACAACAGAGCAAATAAAAAACTTTGCTTCACAAATTGCCAAGTTAACAGCATTCGATTTGCTTGAAATTTTGCCAGCATTAACAGAACTAATTGAAAATAAAATTTTAAAAATTGAAGTAGATTTTTTGATTTGTGAGCGCATGGTTAGAGATAATGAAATATCAGAAAAACGTAAAGAAGCTGGGCGTTCAGGTGGAAAATCAACACAAGAAAGTAATAAAAAAGAAAAAAAATTTGCTAAAGCAAAAAGTGAAGCAAACGCTGTAAATGGAATTGTAATTGAAAATGTAAATGAAATTGAAAATAAAACTGAAGTTGAAAATGAAAAAAAAGAAGAAACGGCAGTTGAAATTTTAACCGAATCTCAAGAAGTGATTTTATTTCTCAACAAAATTGCAAATAGATTTTTTGACCACAAATCAATAAACACACTGAAACACATTAACGGCAGATTGGCAAATGGTTTTACAAAAGAAGAACTAATGGAAATAGCTCAATTAAAAACTTTTGAGTGGTTGAACAACGACAAGATGCAAAAATATTTGACACCTGATACACTTTTCAATTCAGAAAATTGCGAAAAATATAGAGAACAATTAAAACGAGCAAAATTAAATCCTGAACAATTTAAAAAATCAATAGATGGACACGGCACTAATCAAACAGGAAAATCAAATTCAGCAATGGAAGCCTACAAAGAACAACTACAAAGAGATTTACAAACAACTGGATAGTATAATCATTGCGAATTCAAACATCACAATTTCAACGCATCATGATGCTTGTATCATTGAAGATAATAATCAGTTGACATCATTGTTAATCAAATCAGAAATCGGTGTAGATAAAACGAATTGTCATAAACTTTTAGAATTAATGGTAATAGAAGTTTTTGAATGGTATGGAAATGAAATTAAAATTGAATTAATACAATCATTGGCAAAAACAATTTACAGCAGTTACTATTGGCTAAAAATAGCTGAAATGAAATTATTTGTTGAAAGAATGAAAGCTGGCTATTACGGTAAAGTATTTGGTAAAATGACACCTGCAGTATTAATGGAATACCTTACCACATTTGCGAATGATAGCATGCAAATACGTGAAGAAAAAGCCATACAAATTGCGGATACGGAGCGATACCATGAACGTAAGGATTACGAACGTACTTTGGATGATCGAAAGAAAGATGCTCAAGCTATACATGAAATAAAGGTTGATTTATTCAAGAAAAAAGTCCAGGAAGAAAACAAACCAGCAGATGAGTAAAAAATATCCATACTATGGAAAAAGATTTGCGCGGCAAAAGATAAATGAGTTTGCAGAAGTGATATTCCAAATCTATAGAATGGATGCTCGGCAACTAAGAGCAATACGGAAAGAAGCCGAACAATTATCACAGACTAATTGCGGATGGAATTCTTATTATATGAAAGAACTGAACGCATGACACAGATTATCATAGGAAAATGCCCGAGCAAAAGCAACTGTTACAAAGTTATACAGCTGGGCAAGCATGCTTCATTGGCAAAGACCAAGGCACTCAACGATTACGAAAAGTCGTTCTATCTACAATGCAATATTTACCGGAATAAGAACATCACAGGCTTATTCGAGATTCACCTGCATGTATATTACGATAGCAACCGCGCGGATCTGGACAATAGCTTAAAAATTATCCTGGACTGCTTACAAAAGGTAAATGCCATTAAGAACGACAACAACTGCGTCAAGATACTTGCAGAGAAATTCATTGACAAGGATAAGCCCAGAATCGAGTTTACGCTGAAACCGATATAGTATTTTTTTATTCAAAATACACACTTAGAGTTTATTATTTTATCTCTAAGTGTGTTTTTTTTATTAAATTTGACGTTAAAACACACCAAAAAGATGATTTTTCAACTACTTGGAACTTACTTGAATCAGTTTGAAGCATGTGGCAGAACAGTTCCACCATTGATGATGTATGAGATAGCGAAAACGATTAATGAAACGATTCTGAATTAAAAATAGTACAAAAAGTACAAAATGGCATATTCCAAAAAGCAAAAGCAAAAATTCTTAGAAGTATTAAGGTCGAAAAACTTTAATGTTTCAAAAGCATGCAAAGATTTTAAAGGAATGAGCCGAAATACATACAATCTTTGGCTGCAAGAGGAATGGTTTAAGAAAGAAATAGACGACATGCTCGAAGAGGAAATAGACGAATCTGAAGAGGTACATCGAATTTTAAGAAAAGGAATACCGAAAGTAGAAAACAAAAGACTTGTTGGGTGGGAACAGAAGCCAGATAGAAAAGCCATTGAGTTCTTTTTAAGCACAAAAGCGAAAGAACGTGGTTACGTTAAAAGAATTGAGCAGACAGGAAAAGATGGAAAACCGTTGGTGCCAAATAAATTTAAAGTAATAATTAAGAAAAAAGATTGATTGGAATAAATGACATATCAGCACCTGAAGTGGAGGTAGAAATAGATGAAGATTTATTTTTAGCAAGTTACAAGCATTTGCTTGAACCAAATAATGTTGATATTGAATTTGTTTGGGGTGGTCGTGATAGCGGAAAAACACATACAGTTGCACAATTACTTATTAAATCATGCCTGGAGTTAGATTACTTCAGATGTATAATGATTAAAAAAACACATGAATCTATCAAAGACAGTCAATGGCAGACACTTAAAGATATTATTGAAGATTGGCAGCTTGAAGAATATTTCACATTTAGAAGCAGTCCACTTGAAATTGAGTGTGTGAACGGTAATAAATTTATAGCGCGTGGTTGCGACAATCCAGCTAAAATGAAATCAATTAGAAATCCATCGCATGCATGGTATGAAGAGGGTGATCAACTTACATTACAGGATTTCTCAACTATTTTAACAACACTAAGAAGCAATCACGGAAAAGTTAAACAGTATTTTGTTTTTAATCCGGAACTACCCAAAGGAATAATAGATAAAAAAGATTTTTGGCTATATAAAAATTGGTTTGCGCATACCAGCGAAAAGAATTTTACTACAGCTAAAACACTTACATACAAGCAAAGAGAAATATCTATACATTATCGTTCAACTCACACAACTTACAAAGACAATACATACTGCACAGACGAACGTATCGTTTACCACGAATCTTTAAAAGATGAAAATCCATCAAAATATCTGCCATATACATTAGGCGAATGGGGAACGTATTCAAATGAAATGCCATTTTTCTACTCATACAGCCATTCTAAGCATTATTCATTTAGTAATTATGAACTAAGTAAGGATTACACACTTGATATTGGATTTGACTTTAATATTGCGCCATGCTGTGCAGTAATTGGACAACACAACAGACATAAATTAACCTGGAATGTGTTTGATGTAATTATTGCTGATCCTACTAACAAGTATCATTTATCACCATTGGCTGCTGTTTGTGCGGAAATAAGAGAAAAATACATAGACACTGGACTAATTTCTGCCTATAGAATTAGAGTAACTGGCGATGCGAGCGGTAAACATGGTAGTGCAGATAGACAAGAAGCGCAAACATTCTATCATACGATTATGCGATCATTAAAATTAAATGAAAGTCAACTTGAAATAAGAAATGCAAATGTTACGCATGTAATGAGCGGCGACATGATTAACGAAGCTCTGTATAAAATACCACAAGGACATTTGAATTTAATAGATGTTCCAGAATTGGAAAAAGATATTAGGAAAGCATACCCAGACAAAGACAAATCATTGAATGATGCTAAGAAGAAATTTGGATTACACGTATTGGATGCGTGGCGGTATCTCATGGATTTATGGTTTGGACATATCAATGAGTATTACACTGATAATATTCAGGATATACAAAACAATATTATATCAATTAACAGACGTATTGAAACACTTAAAAATGCAGCATAATGGAAATCACAACCAAATTCAATGTCAATGATACAGCATGGATTGTATTCGACAACAAACCACAAAAAACAACAATCAAAGCGATTGGTGTAAAAGTAACCAGTGAAGGAACAACGGAAAGCTATACGCACGGCTATCCACCGGATACTAAGCTATACGCATCCATCGAAGAAATGACAGCAGAAATTAAAAAACAAGCAGAAGAATTGCCGAAAGATGAAGAACCTAAAGGAAACACAAAAGGTGGAGTGTGAAGTAAAAGATAAAGTCAATGTTATAATTGATGAACTTATACTTTGCGATTCTTCCAATAGAATGAGTAAAGAAGTTTCAACGAAAATAGATCGCGTTGATGCTGGGAATATGTTCGACTTCGAGCAACAGCTATTATACACGCACCTATTAAATATTGGTAACATCATTTCTGAATTATCGCATAAGTCTATCCATTTCATTAAGTCAGCTTTGCGAGAATATAAGGAAAGCAGTAACCCTAT